CCAGCGAGTGCCCCGACGGCCCCCGCTACAAGGCCCTCGGCAATTCCTGGGCCGTGCCGTGCGCGGCGTGGATAGGGACAAGAATACAGGCAGTAGAGGAGGAACGAAATGGGAAGCGGTAATTGGATAGTTGACGCCCATGAGGCCGAGCAGCGCCGGCTGGAGAAGCGGCACCTGTGCGATTGCGGAAGCGACGACTACACCGAGGAGGCGTGGTGCCGGGAGATCGGCTGCGATTGCCGGAACGATTGTTTCTTTAAGCAAGAGGAGCGCGGCCTGGTCATGCGCCTGCTCTACCGGTTCGGCATACTGAAAGCGAAGGCGGACCCGAAGTGCGGGTTCTTCGCGTGGCGGGCCTACTGCGGTGGCTGCCGGTCGGTCCTGGAGCTGGAGCCATGATGATAAACTGGCCGCGGACGTGGCAGCTCTGGCACGCCCTGGCGGCTATGATTTCGGCAGAGTTTGAGATACCGCCGCTTCGCGCCTGGCAGATGGCGCGACGCCTGCTGGGACCGCAGATATGAAGAAAATCTGCCCGGTGTCGGGCGAGCTCCGCGATTGGACGGATTTGGGCTACGGTCTTTTCATCTGCCCTTGCTGCGGGGCCGAGTGGCAGAACGGCAAGACCGCGCATCCGAGCATAAAGCCGCCGCCAAAGCCCGCCCACCAGAAGCGCCAGCCCCGGCCGCGTGGTTATGGCAGGCCCGGCCCCAAGCCCAAGGTGGACGGCGCCACGGCCGCCTGGGTAAGCCAGCGTCTGCTTAACGGGGAGCGTATGCCGAAGATCGCCGCGGAGTTGGGCGTCACGTATCATACCCTTTGGCGTTCCGTGGTGCAGGCCGGGGGCAAAGGGCTTAAGCGCTGGCTTAAAAATCGGTAGGCCCTTGACAGTGATAATATATTATCCTATAATCTATTAACTTGGAGGCGAGATGAAAAATAAAAATACCATATGCGTGATACTGCCCGACGGCTACAAGGCCGCCATCCGCAAGCATGCCAAATCGCAGGGGCTTAAAATAAGCGACGTGGTCCGGCTGGCCGTCAAGGCGCTGCTGGGCCTGTGAGGATCTGCGGCGTGACGGACGGGGCGCGGGCTACTTGAAGTTCTTCTCCCTGCGCCATCAAAGCCAAAGCGGGTTAAACTCCCGCCCGCCGCACCTAAAATATGAAAGACGTTATACTTAAGGAAATAAACAAGCTCGAGCGCCCCGCCTTAAACCAAAAGGCGGCGCTATCGATGTTCCTGACCGAGTCCGATTTCTTCCGCGCTCCGGCCAGCGGCGGGCAGGATAAGCACTTGTGCGAGGCTGGCGGGCTGGCGCAGCATAGCTGGAACGTCTACCATGCCCTTAAAGGCATAGCCGCCAAGTACGCGCCGGAGGCCGGGCAGGATTCGGTCATCATCTGCGGCCTCTTGCACGATCTCTGCAAGGTCAATTTCTACAAGAGCGATTTTCGCAACGTCAAGAACGAGCGCGGGCAGTGGGAGCGCGTGCCTTATTACTCGATAGACGACCAGGACCCGCTGGGCCACGGCGAGAAGTCCGTCATCACCATACAGCGCTTTTTTCCGCTGACCGAGGACGAGGCCCTTGCTGTCCGCTGGCACATGGGCGCGTGGGACGCCGCCAATTACGGCCAGCAGCAGGCGCTCAATAAGGCCATCTCGAAGTCCCGGCTCCTGCGCGCGCTCATGCTGGCCGATCAGGTGGCGGCCTACTTCATGGAGGGCCGCTGACATGGGCGAGTTGCGCTGCTCATCGTTCCGGCCTACGCCGCTTGGCTGGGCGGTCATCGTAACCGCGACGGCGTTCCTGGCGGGATTTGCTTTAGGATTTTTTTATAGTTAACATAGCGGTTTTGGTATAGTTAAACTGTCGGTAAAAGGAGAACATCATGTCTAGTGTGCTGCCGGACAGGCCGCATACTCCGGTCGGCGGGGTGCCGTCGGAGATAAAGCTTGTCCTTGAGGGTAAGAGCAAGGTCGGCAAGACCACGTTCGCGGCGTCCTTCCCGGACGCTCTGCTCATCGAATGCGAACCGGGCGGGGCCGCCCATGTCAACTGTCACGTGCTGGATCTGACCAAGGGGCAGGTGCCTCTTAACGGTCTACGCCGTGCCATAGTGGAGCTGCGCGACGACGACAGGTTCAAGACCGTGGTGCTCGACACTATAGACGCGGTCGCGGACCTGGTCGCAAAGGAGATCTGCGCGGAGCTCAAAATCAACACCATAGCGGACGCGCCCAAGGGCGCACGCCACGGCGTTCAGTGGGAGCGCTACGCCAACGAGATCGTGGGCATAGTGGGGGCGCTTATCGCCCTGCCCAAGAACATCGTGGTGCTGGGCCACACCAAGCCGGCGTCATACAACGAGCAGGGCGCGCTGATGCGCGAGGAGGGCCTTGACATATATGGAAAGGCCGCCCGCATGCTCTACGCCCGCGTGGACAACATCGGGCATATGTCGGTCGTTAACGAGGGGGGCGTCACCAAGACGCTGCTGTCGTTCAAGTCCGGCATAGATTGCACGCGCGGCAGCCGGCATCCGGCCCTACGCGACCGCGAGCTGGTCCTCCCCCGGGAGGGTGGTTACGATGCTTTCGAAAAACTGTTCATGCCGCAGACCGCGGCGGGGAGGAAATAATGGAGTTCGACTTCGACAGCGCGGAGGGTGGCCTCCGCTACGAGAACGGGAAGCGCTACACGCTGACCGTGAAAAGTGCGGAAGAGGGTGAGTCCAAGATAAAAGGCACGCCCTACGTGCGCCTGCACCTGGCCGACGAGAACGGGGCCGACGCGTTCGCGGTCGACATATGGAACACGCCCAAGGCGATGTTTATCGCCGCCGCCTGGTTCAAGGCGCTGGGTCTGCGTGACAACGGCCGGGTTAATGCCGACCCGACGTCCCTGCGCGGCATAAAGCTGACGGCGGCCTGCAAGTACGAGACCTACACCGGCCTTGACGGCAAGGAGCGCAAGGCGGTGCGGTGGGAGGACCCGCTGCCGATACAGTACGACGCCGGCCAGGAGACCGGCCCCGGTGCCATGCCGGGCGATCGGCGCGTGGATGAAGGCATGTCCAGCGACCAGGCGGCCGCCGCTATGGCGCCCAAGGGCAAGAAGGCTACCAAGAAAAAGGACGAGGAGGAAGTCCCGTTCTGACGATTCCGGGGGCGTTATGGGCGCCCCCGCTTTCTAAAAAAGGAGAAGAACAATATGGAAGTCAACCTGCCTTACCGCCCCGCCGGGGCGAAGTACGAAGTGGAGTTCAAGGGGAACGGCTACTACATCGACGGCAAGCGTTTAAAGCGCGTCACGACCGTTCTGTCGAAATTCCCGGACGCCGGCAACGGCCTTATCGAGTGGAGCAAGAACCGGGTCGCCATCACCATGCGCCGGCTGTTAAAGGACCGCATAGTGGATGGCGGCGCCGATCTGCGCTGGTGCCATTTCGCGGCCGGGGAGATAGACGGCCTGGTGGAGCAGGCGCGCTCCAACCCGGACGAGATAAAGGACCAGACCGCCGAGGTCGGCACGGCTGTCCACGCGTTCGTGGAGGAGTGGCTTAAGGCCGGCGCTACGGCGGCCGCCGCGGACGACATCCGCGCCAAGTATATGCTGCCGCCCAAGCCGGAGCTGCTCGAGGTCCTGCAGCGGCAGGCCGACACGGACAAGATGACCGATGCCGAGCGCAACCTGTTCTACGACCAGATGAAGTCCTATATGTTCGCCCGCTTCTGCGAGTTCTGGCTTAAGTCCGGGCTGACCTACGTGGGTTCGGAGATCATGGTCGGCAGCCGGAAATACAAATACGGCGGTCGCATTGACATCCTGGCGCGCGACCGCAAGGGCCGGCTGGTGCTGGTGGACTTCAAGACGAATAAGTGGGTGTCGCCGGAGATGTTCTCGCAGGTGGCGGCCTATAAGACGGCCTACGAGGAGCAGTACGGCGAGAAGATACACCGCTGCGCGATCGTGCAGTGCCCGCGCGAGTGGACGGAGACCAACATGGGTTTCGGCGTCTACCCGGTCGCGCGCATAGCGACCTATCGGTCCATCTTCCTGTTTATCCTGAAAACATGGGAGCTGACGGAGTTCAAAGCGGCCAGGTGCCGCAAGGAGAAAATATGACCAAGACCAAGCGGGCGCAGCCGGACCTGCCCATAAAGCCCGGCAAGATGAGCATGGACGGGTTCGACGGGAAGCCGATAAAGGCCACCACGCCGGAGTCCGTCCAGGAGGCGGCCGACCTCTATTTCGACCGGAAAGCCACCGCGGAGATGGCCAAGGACCGGCTGGAAACGGCTGTCATGTCGCTCGAGGCCGAGATGACGTCCCTCAAGATGACGGTCGCCGTGGTGCGCGACGCCACCGGCAGCCCCTATGTCGTGCGGGTGAAGCCCGGCAAGACGAAGCTGGAGGTCAAGGCGGCCTCCAAGGCATGAGCTTCGTCACCGAAGCTTCCGCAGGGCGCGCCGGCTTCCGGCGTGCCGGCTGGACCCCGGATCCGCTGGCGAGGACGGTCCTCACAGTGGACCCGGGGCTCCGGGTAGGCTGGGCTATTGCCGCCGCCGAGCCGCGTACCTTGCTGGCCGGCGGCTTCTTCGAGCTAGACCGGGCGCTGCTCTATGGCTCTGCCTGGCGCTTCATGGTCAGCCTGCTCGACCTGTACGGGCCGTCGCTGGTGGTCATGGAGTCCTACTTCGTGGCGCCCGGCGCGCATTGCGGGCAGTCCATCGAGGTCCGCGGCGCCATTAAAGCGGCCATAGAGCGCGCGCACGTGGGCTGGACGCAGCTTAACCCGGCCCGCATTCGCGCGGGGCTTGGCGTAAAAGGTAAACTTAAGGACACGCAAATCCGGGAGATAGTCTGCGATCTGTTCGGCATGCCGGCCAAGTACCAGCCTGACCCGACCAAGCACCGGGAGGTATTCTTCCCGGCCGATGTATTCGACGCCGCCGCCCTGGCGTGGGTGGCTGAAGTTTAGACTTGACTTTGAACACATATGAGGCTAAAATATAGCCAGCCGACCATCACCGGCCGTTCAATTTTCCCCGAAAGGTTGTGTGATGGCAACCGAGTAGGGGAAATTCATTTATACGGTGTCGGCCAAAGGGAGAATATATGTTGACATATGGTCCGACACGCCTTTCAGATATATGTGAAAAAGCCATATGTGATGTCTTTTTTAGTGGAAGATAAGGAGTTGAAATGCATCAGTTGAAAAATGGTTATACCAGGATAGCAAATTCTCTGCTCCATGAGCTTTATAACCATAGCGTTTCCATGAACACGTTGCGCATTATGCTGTGGGCAATTAGGAATTCGTATGGGTATAATAGAAAAAAAACAGAATTCAAAACGTTGGCTAAAATAAGCGCCGAGGTTGGCATGAGCCGCAGTTCTGTTCACTTGGCCATAGGGATTTTACTGAAATCTGGTGTTTTAACAAAAAACAGCGCCGGGGAGTATTTTTTTAACAAAAACAAGGTGTCTAAAATTAACGCTTTTGTCCAGCCCACTGGACAACAAGTTTTGTCCAGCCCACTGGACAAAACTGTCCAGCCCACTGGACAAATTGTCCAGCCCACTGGACAGCAATATATAAGGTACAAAGACAACTTAAAGAAAGAAAGAAAGGGGCGCTGCGCGCCCGCCACGCTCCCGGAAATAGAATTTTACTGCAAAGAAACGGGAATAACCGTGGACTTTAAGAAATTCTATTACCACTACGAAAGCACCGGGTGGATGACCGGAAAAACTCAAATAAAGGACTGGAAAGCCATGCTTAAAAAATGGGAATGCAGCGAAAAATCAGAGGACAGGAAGGAAGCCAGCAATGCTATCCTGGACGAAATCGCGGAACGCCGTCGTCAGCAGGCGCTCGAAGAGCAACAGGCGGCTAGGGAGGCCGATAAGGCGGCCGGCAAGGACAACGGGAGGTTTGAATGACCGGCGCCCTGGTCCTGCTCCTGCTTATCCTGTTCGGAGCTCTTATCTCCGTTCTCGAGGCCCGCCGCGCGCCGGTGGGATATATCTGCCCGACCTGCAAAGGCGAGGTGATCGGCCGGGAGGGCTGTCCCTGGTGCGGTCGTGGGCGGCGATCATGAGCAGGAAGCGGTGCTGTTATTGTCAAAGGTACGATGACTGCAATTACGCCCCCCACGTGGGGTTTCAGGTTCGCCATTGCCGCCGCTACAAGCGGGCATGGTGGCTCTTTTGGAGGCCGAAATGACTGGCTTGCAGAAATTGGTGGAGTGGGTAAACCGAATTAAGTTAAACCGGGGGTCTTACCCTACCCCGATAGCGATAGAGGACAAGGCCCGTAGGTTACTTGCCGAGGAGGAGCAGAAGCCCACGGCCCCGGCCTCGCTGGTGGACAAGATATACGACTTGGCGCAATCAAGAAATGGTGACGGGTGTGACCCTATATGGCCTAGCGAGTTGTTAGAGGTAATCTCCTGCTACCGCCCCGTCGAGGCCAAGGCAAGGGCCTACCTCAACGGCCTGCCGGACAAGGGAGGCAGTGGAACATGGGCTACACGCCGCTGCTGGCGATCTTCCGGCCGGAGGAAGCCGGTATGCTGACCGGCGCCTGCCAGCCCCTGGTGGACGAGCAAGGCCACGGCTGGTGCGGCTGCTGCCGGAGGGAGGCGTAATGGCTGACTTAAAGACCGGGATGGAGCGCGCCGTAATCGGCGGGATCATAAGCGACGGGATCTGCGGACAGGTGTCGGACGAGGCGTTCATCGCGCTGCAGGCGGCCGATTTCAGCGACCCGCTGGCGCGCGGTGCGTTCGCGGTTCTGGCAGGCATGAAAGCGGAGGCCGCCGAAATAAACCACGTCACGGCCGAGGTGGCGTTCGAGAAGGCGGGGCTTAAGTTGCCGGCCGGGGCACAGGAGAGCTCTCTCTGCGGGTTGTTCCTGCTGGCAGAGGTTTACCCGGCCCTGGCGTCGCAGTATATCAAGGCGGTCAAGCGGGACAGCTACCTGCGCTCTATAAAACGGGAGATAATGCGCCTGCAGCCGGAGGCGGGCGCGAAGGACGTGGACGCGCTGCTTGACCTTATCGCCAAGCGCGACCAGGTGGACCGCCGGCACGTAATCTCCGCGGAGGCGGCCGCGGACATGTTTATGACCGGTATCATGGCGGGCAAGGTGCTGGACCTCAACACCGGCTTCCCTACGCTCGACCGGAACCTGCATGCCCAGCCCGGCGACCTTGTCGTGGTGGGCGCCCGGACGAACGTGGGCAAGACGACGCTGTTAACCAACATGCTTTACAACATGCTGGTGGACACGATCCCCTGCCTCTACGTCCCGACCGAGATGAAGCCGGCGCAGTTCATGGGCCGGCTTATGCCGCTGATGACTACGATCCACGCGCACCGGCTGCGCTCTATGGAGCTGTCCGAGGCGCAGAAGGGCGAGCTTAAGGCGGCCGCCGAGGCGGCCAAGCATATGCCGCTGGAGGTCCTCGACATTGCCAGCCCGACCATCGAAGAAATCCGGGCCGCGGTTAAGAGCAGCGGGTGCAAGGTGCTGTTCGTTGACTACCTGGGCCGGTGCTCTACGACCAAGGAAGTCACGCGTATGCGCGAAATCGAGAAGTTCGTGGTTGCGCTCAAGTCTATCTGTGTGGAGGCCGGTATTGTGTGCTTCCTGGCCGTGCAGCTCTCCCGGGCCGTGGATAAGGCGCAGGAGGCGGCGCCTATGCTCTCCGATCTGTCGGACAGTTCTGCTATCGAAAAAGAGGCCGACCTGGTGCTCCTGCTGTGGAAGAACAAGGAGGCGCGCGGAGCGTCTTACAGCCAGGCGGCCATCTCGGCGCTGATCGCAAAGAACCGGCACGGCTATACGGACATGTTCGACATCGCGTTCGATAAAAACCACATGAGGATGAGCGAGAACCGGGCCCTGCCGGCCGCCGCTACCGGGCCGGTCCCGGCGCGTGAGCCAGCGGAGCAGGCACTATTGTAGGCTTGACAAAAGACCGGAGGAGGGTTAAAATATCGCCATGCCAGCACCTTTATCCTGGAAAACCGAACGCCGTAAGGTCAGCGCGCTCATCCCCTACGAAAAGAATCCGCGCCGGCTGACCGAGGCGCAGGCTGCGCAGCTCTCGAAGTCCTTATCCAAGTTCAACCTTGTGGAGATACCGGCTGTAAACACGGACGGCACAATCATAGCCGGGCACCAGCGCCTGGCTACGATGAAAGCGCTGGGCCGCGGTGATGAGATGGTGGATGTCCGGGTACCCAGCCGCAAACTGTCCGAAGCGGAGCTCAAAGAGTATAACCTGCGCTCTAATAAAAACACCGGCGAGTGGGACTACGGCATCCTGGCCGAGGCGTTTGGCGTGGATCTGCTCAAAGACGTGGGCTTTTCCGACCTCGAGCTCTCCCTGCTGCCGATGGAGCACTTGGATGAGGACCAGCTCAACGATGTCCCGCCGGTCCCGGATAAGGCGGTCAGCAAACTAGGCGACCTTTACGAGCTGGGCGATCACCGGCTTCTCTGTGGCGACTCCTGTAAGCCGGACGATGTCCGGCGGCTTATGGGGGGGGGCGTGGCTGATATGGTGTTCACCGACCCGCCCTACAACGTCAATTACACCGGTCGGCGCAAAATGCGCAACGAAATCCTCAACGACTCGATGTCGGGCAACGAGTTCTATTCTTTCCTGCTGGCCGCCTTTAAGAATATGGCCGCTTATATGCACGCCGGCGCCGGTATCTATGTTTGCCACAGCGACAACGAGCGCCTGAATTTTCAGCGCGCCATGACGGACGCCGGCTTGGAGCAGAAGGAGTGTCTTATTTGGGTTAAGAACAGCCTGGTCATCGGCCGCCAGGACTACCATTGGCGCCATGAGCCCATTCTTTATGGCTGGAAGCCCGGCGCCGGCCACCGCTGGTATGGCGGCCGGAAGCAGACCACGGTCCTGGAGGCGTTTCCCTGCTTACAGGTGGTCCCGTCCGGCAAGAACGCCTGGCACGTTACCGTGTCCACGGCCGAGAATCATGTAAGCTTCGAGTGTCGGGACGTGAAAATGCTGGAGGCGTTCACCGGTGATAAGTCCAGCGTGTGGTATTTTAACCGGCCGACGTCGTCCAAGGAACATCCTACGATGAAGCCGGTCGAGCTGATCTGCCGCGCTATAAGCAACAGTTCGAAGCCTGGCGACGTGGTCCTGGACCTGTTCGGCGGGTCCGGCTCTACGCTTATCGCCGCGGAGAACGCGGGACGCAAGGCCCGCCTGATGGAGCTCTCTCCGGTGTTCGTGGACGTTATCGTTAAACGCTGGGAGAAGATTACCGGGCGCAAGGCCAAGAAGGTGGAGAAGTGAAAGGTCGCAAGCAGTGGGACGGTAAACCGTACGATGTTGTGCTTCAGAAATTGGAGCAGGCTTGGGCTATGGGCTGCCCTGATGTGGAGGCCGCCGCTTATGCCGATGTTTCACACGCGGCTTTAAGTGATTTTTTAAAGCGGAACCCGGCAATTGCTGACAGAAAAGCCAGATTGCTTCAAAAGCCGTTCCTGGCGGCCCGCAATGCCATCCTAAAAAAGATATCCGAGGGTGATGCCGACCTGGCGCTGCGCTATATGGAGCGCAAGAAGAAGGCCGAGTTCTCCACGCTTCAGCAGGTCGAGGTGTCGGAGCAGGCGCCCTATCGCAGCCTGACCGATGAGCAGCTCGCGCAGATAGCCTCCGGCAAAGCTAAGCCGTCCGATTTCATAAAATGACAGGGTGCTACCGTGCCACGGCCTCCCTGAAAGCCTCACCTGGGGCAACGTCGCGCGTTTTTTTTCATGGAAAATGACGAGAACGCCCCGATTTCCGTTTCACCGGCCGAGCGCGCTATGCGCGAGCTTGAGCGCCGGGCGCTGACCGAGCGCTTCCGCTATTATACGCCCAACGGCAAAATTGAAAGCTACATCCGGTCCCTTGACCAGCCTGCCTGGCGCGAGGGCGAAATAAACGTATTCATCCTGCGCGCCGGCAACGGCGTCGGCAAGTCGGCGTTCGGCGTCAACCTAGTCAAGCACTTGGCCCATCCTGGGCCGAATCCCTGGTTCGGCGCCTCCCGGTTCCTGCGCGAGTTCCGGCGGCCGAACCGCGGCCGCGTCTATACTACCGGCAACGCGGCGGCCACAACCTACCAGGACGAAATTCAAAAGTGGTTCCCTGCCGGCCGGTATCGGTCCAGCAAGGGCGGCTACCGCTTTGACAGCGTGTTCTCTTTCCCGAATAAGTCCTCGTTCGACCTGTTCACCTTTGACCGCGACCCGCTGCAAGGCGAGTCTACCACGCTGGATTGGGTGCTTATTGACGAGCCGTTGCCGCCTAAATTCTGGACCGGTATCATCACGCGCCTGCGCTTCGGCGGTCCTATCTTCATCATCATGACCGCCCTGGAGGGAGCCGGCTGGATCTCCACGCTAATTGAAACCGAGAAGCGCGTCGGGCGCGACGTGTTCGTGACCGAGGTCTGCCTGGAGGACGCCTGCCTTGAGCATGGCGTACGCGGGCACCTGCCGCACGCTTTCATCGAGAACGTTCTTAAAAACTGCGACGAAGACGAGATTCAGGCGCGCGTGTACGGCCGCTACCTGTCCCTGGCCGGCGCTATCTACAAGAAGTTCGGCGCGGCCCATATTGTGCCTGGGCTGCAGGATTATTGGCGCGAGTGCATGCGCACCGGGCACGTCAACTTGGTCAACGTGGTGGACCCGCATCCGCGCAAGCCGTTCGCTATCGGGTGGTATTGGGTTTTTCCCAATGGCGACACGGTGACGTGCGCAGAGTTCCCGGACGACTCGTACCCGCCCTACCACACGATGAAAAGCGCCGACCTGCGTACCGAGGACTACGCCGGCATAATCAAGGCCACCGAGGCCGCCCTGGGCCGGGAGGCCGACCGCCGGCTGATGGACCCGAACATGGGCAACAGCCCGGAGGCGATGGGCGACATCACGATCAAGCAGCGCATGGCCGAGCTTGGCCTGGTCTACGAGGACCCGCTGGACGGCATTGTGGATGGCCACCAAGCGGTCAAGTCCATGCTGGGCGACCCGAACAAGGGCGTGCGGCCGTCGCTCTACGTGTTGGACCATTGTCAGAACCATATCTTCGGCGCCAAGAATTACGCCTGGAAGGAGAGTCGCAGCGAGGACCTGTCCGAGAAGCCGGCCACGGTCTACGATGATTTTATGACGCTATGGCGCTATGGCGCCATGTCCGGGTTTAAGTATTTCCCCCCGCGCGAGAAGCGCAAGCCGCTGCCGAAGCCCTGGGTGCCGCGCACCATGCGCGGCCGCTAGGGTATTGACAAACAATAGACGCTCGTAGTATGCTTTCTTTGATGGCTAAACGCGCAACTACCGATTTTGAAAAAAAGCACGGCTTCGCCGCGCCTCCTAAAGCCCACTTTGAGGGATATTGGGAGGCGTTTTTCATGCGCGTCGAAGCGCGGTTGCAGTGCAAGTCCTGCGGCACGCACCTGAACCTGACCCTCAAGGGCGACCCGACTCGCCTGTCCGAGAAGGTTATCGGCGCCCGGGTGCTGCGCGTGGCAGAGGCCCGGCACGACTGCCCGGCGGTGCAGGATGAGATGACCGCGCACCTGGACAAGTATTTCTCCGACCTGCGCCGCGGCATGGAAAAGAAGCGCGAGGCCGATTATCTGCGCGAAAAGGGTAGCAATGGAAAATCTGCTTAAAAACGCCGAACCCGCCAAAGTGGACGAGCTCGCCAAGAGCGTCTATCAAAAGTATTCCGCGTCCGCTAACTACTACCAAGATGAGCACGAGCTTTGGCGCCTGTGCTGGGAGGAGTATGGCGGCGTTAAGGACGACAAGGACGATACCGAAGAGCCCGATATAAAAATCGGGCTTGCTTATTCCCTGGTAGAGAACGTCGTGGCGCGCTGCGTGCAGGCGTTCCTGGGGAACCCGTCGGTCATCACCAAGCCCAAGCGCAAGGATCATGTCGCCAAGGCCGAGAACTACGACGGCCTTATCCGCGGCTACCGCGCCTCTCCCGCTTACCGCCTTGACTCGATAGACGCCACGCGCGAGCGCGTCATCTGCGGTACGTCCTGGGAGATAGACGAGTGGGCCAACGACTTTGTAGAGGGCTTGCGCTGGGCCAAGACCATGTCCGAGAAGCTGGTGGATATGGACATCCCGGTCGTGTCGGCCGTGGCCAAGGTGGCCAGCAAGGTGGCGTTCCGCGCCTGGAAGAAGGTCAAGCACATTTTCCCGGTGCGCGTAGGCTACCGGACGCGCTATCCGTCTATTTTCGATATGTTCCCGCAGCCTGGCCGCAACCGGCTGGAGCATTGCGAGTGGGTCATCGAGCGCGTGCGCTATAAGTCCATAGCCGACCTGAAAGAGGCCAAGTATACGGACCCGGAGACCGGCGAATCGGTTCCGGTCTACGACCTCTCCGCTTTCGAGGAAATGCAGGAGCAGAAAATTAAAATACGGCCTATGCAGTATAACGAGGGCCTGGACTACGAGGCGTTCAAGGCTGATTACACGAAGCAGCGGGACGTCGAAGAGGAGCACGATGACGGCGTGGACGCCGTGTCCCTGCTGGTGCTGCGCTCTGACCGGGAAATCATCACGGTCGCCAACGGCTGCCACGTCATCCAGCATGTCAAGGACCTGTTCCACAAGCCCGGCAAGCGTATCCGCGTGCGCTACTATACGCAGAACCGCCATTCCATCTACGGCAAGGGCCTGCTCGAGCCTATCCTTGACCTGATTGACGAGATTCACGACGTCCACAACTTGTCCATGCAGAACTGGTTCCGCGAGGTCAACCGGATGATGGCCTACGTTGAGGACGCCATCCCCTACCCGGACGACCTTAATCCGCGCGCCGGCGGTAAGGTGCGCATAAAGCAGGGCATGGACGTGCAGCGCGCCATAATGCCGATAGTGAGCCGGCCGCCCACCGGCGAGATGATAACCGCCGAGTCCAATTTGCGCGGCTTGACCGAGAACATCGTGTCGGTGGCCGATCTGACGCCCGGCGCTATGGGCACGAAGCCGTACCATAAAACTTACGGCGGCATGATGGAGATTCAGTCCTTGTTTGATAAGCGCTTCGGCGTAATCGCCGCGCTGGATCAGGCCGTCACTATGCAGCAGTACGAGGACGCCTATTGGCTGCACGAGCAGTTCATGTTTGATGACGTGACCGTGGCCGGCGGCAAGGGTGGCCTGGGTGCCCGGACGTTCTCGCGCGAGGACATAGACACCGAGGGCGAGGGCTTCCTGTTTGTGGCCTCTGACGACCCGTCGTTCGGTGACACGCAGGTGCAGCGCAATCAGAACATGGTCCTGCTGGACCTGTGCTTGAAATACGTGCAGGCGCGCGCCGCGCTCAATAAGACCGAGTGGCGCGACGTGAAAGCCGACGAGGTCCTGGAGGACGTGTTCGAATCGTTTGGCCGCTACGACATGGACAAGCTGCTGGTGGTGGACGAGGGCGTCTTGTCGCCGGAGAAAGAGTACGAGCTTATCCTGCAAGGGGTGGCGCCGCAGGTCAATCCCAAGGAGAACCTGACCTGGCACCTGATAAAGCACATGATTCAGCTTCAGACCATGCGCAACGCCAACCAGAACCTGCCGCCGCAGCTTGAGGCCATGCTAGTCAACCATATGGCGGCCACGCAGGACGCCATCAACGCGGTGGCGCAGCAGCCGGAGGTTTTCGCCGCGGAGTTCGCGCAGTCAGAGGCCATGCGCGACATGTCCAAAATGCCGGCCACGCCTATAAACTTGGGTCAGAATTTACCGCAATCGCAGGGGGTGACCGGTGCAGCCTAGCAAGATGACCAACGACGAGCTGGCGGCCGCCGTGAGCAAGGGCGCGGCCGTCGCGCTGTTTATAAGCGAGAACGCGATTTATCGCGACATCATACTGCCGGCGATCGCAGAAGCGGACAAGGTCGCCTCGCGTGACGGCGATTGGCGGCCGGGTCATGTCACGGACGCCGTTGCTATCGCAATCTACAATTCATATAATTCGGGGAAGAAGGACGCGCACGGCTTTGTGGCCTCTGTCCTTGAGCGCGTGGTGCGGGACGGTGAAGAGGCCAGGAAAGAGTTGGAGCGGAGAGGCAACAATGCCGGTAAAAAGTAAGGCGCAGTTGCGCTGGCTGGCCGCCGCCGAGGAACGCGGCGACGTAAAGCGAGGCACTTTTAAGAGATGGAGAAGGCACACCGGGAGCACGAAGCGGCTTCCCGCGCGCAAGGGCTGGTAGAGGCTCTGCATATCCTGGACAGGCGGTGGCCGTTCCGCTGGTGCCGGGACTACGATTTCGGGGACAACCCCCAAAAACCAAAGCCGGAAAACCCGGCGCAAGGAGAAAGTGATGACCGGAAACGCGAGCGAGACGACAGGTAGCGCAGGGGCGCAGACAGCGGCCCCTGCCGGCACGAATACGCAGACCCCGCAGGCCCCGACCCCGGCGGCCGCTGCGCCCGATAAGGGCGGCCAGCGCGACGCTTGGGATCGCATGGGCGTGTCCCTCGATGATCTGCCCGTAGTAGAGGGCGGCAACGAGGAGGGGGAGGCAACTGCCGAGGGCAACACCAACGAGGATGGCGGCGAACCCGCCAAGCCGGAGGCCAAGCCCGATACCGGGTCCGAGCTCACGACCAAGGCTGGTCGCGTCTTTAAGACGCCGACCGAGCTTCTGACTGCTTACGAGAACTCGTCCAATGAGGGCGTTCGCCTGGCCGCGGAGATAAAGATGACCAAGGCCGCGCACGAAGCCCTTAACGGGCAGCTCCAGGAGGCCAACAAGGCCCTGATGGAGCTGCAGGAGTATGTAAGCACTACCGGGACGTTCCCCGGCGCTAAAACGCCGGACGAGGTCGCGGCCATGACCGAGGAGGAGAGGTATAACTACTACTCCGACAAGCGGGCATGGGAAGCCAAGCGCACCGAGTATTCGAACCGCATATCCAACGCCAAGAAGGCCGCGGAGGAGTACGCCAAGAACGTGCGCTCTATCATAGACCGGACGGAGAGGGAGATGGCTGCCGACACGGCCGCCTATCCCGGCTTCACCGACATGGCCGAGCTGCGCGGGGAAATACTCAAGAACTCGCCCCACCTGGACAACAAGCCCGACACGCCCTACGTGACGTATTTCATAGCCAAGGGTCTGCTGGCCGGGCGCGAGGCCGCCGAGAAGGCGCGCCTAGAGGCCGAGTCACAGCAAAAAGCCAAGGCCGATGCGGAGGCCGCGTCGCGTCAGGCAGGCGGTGGCGCACCGTCAGCCGGAGGGAAACCTGCGCCGAAAGAAAACACCGGATTGGACCGTACCGTGGCCGCTTTCAAGCGTCGCCGCGGCGGCTTCTGACCGAATCTTAGCAGACAGGAGTTACTACAATGGCAAACAGACAGGTGGTGCAGACCAGCTCGAACCAGGGCACGGAAGGACGTGCGGTTCGCGCGGTCGCGCCGAAGATACACGAACTGGAACCCGATAAGTACCCGCTTTGCGTCATCCTGACCAAAGCCGCCGGCCGCCTCATCAGCGCCGGCAATAAAAAGGTGGAATGGCTGGAGGACGAGCTGACCCCGCAGTTCGACGCCCTGGGCGCCGCCCTGACCGCCGACGCGACCTCGATGACCGTGGTGGACTACACCAAGTTCGTCAAGGGCATGCTGGTGCGCGTGGACAAGCAGGAAATCGTCCGCGTCAAGGCCACCCCTACCTCCACGACCGTGACCATAACGCGCGCCGTGGGCGAAACCGCCGCGCGGGCCGCCGTTAACAGCTCGCAGCTCCACATAATCGGCGTATCGGCCGAGGAAGGCGCCCCGCTGGCGTCCATCCTGGCGACGGTCAAGACCAACCCGTATAACTACATGGACATCACCCGCACCCCGTTCGGCTGGACCGGCACGGCGCAGGAGTCCGACGTCTACGGGCAGGGCGACCGGGAATATGACCGGGCCAAGGCCATCGTGGAGCACTGCCGCGACCTCGAAAAGAAGCTAATCCTCTCCGAGCGCTCCCTGACCGCCACCGGCGGCGCGGACAGCAAGGAGCACAGGACCATGCGCGGCGTTCATCACTGGATAACCACCAACGTCCAGGCCGAGAACGGCGAGCTGACCGAGGCCGAGTTCGACGAGTTCGTGCGGAAATCGTTCCGCTACGGCTCCAAGAAGAAACTGGGCCTGATGTCGGGGAAAATCCTCAACGTCATCAATGACTTCGCCAAGAACCGCATACAGCTCAAGCCGATGGACTCGAAATACGGCCTCGCGCTCAAGAGCTACTTGACGGCTTTCGGCGAGCTCGAACTGGCCTACCACCCGCTGCTGGAGAACGACTCGCTGACCGACCTGACGGGCCTGGCCGGCACCGGCTACATCCTGGACGTGGCGAACCTCGCCATCCACCACATGCCGAACCGCTACATGGTTCACCGCATGGACGTGGGCACGCCCGGCGACGACGCCAAGACCGAGGAGATGCTGTCGGAATGCACAATCAGCGTCGCCCTTGAGAAAGCGCACGGCAAGATAACCGGCGTCACGCAGTAAGGGCTTAAGCCCAAGGAGATAAAGACATGATAAAGATGATAGCGGGCTTCGTCCTGGCGGCCCTGATGGCCGGGAACGCGTCGGCTCTTTCTTCGGAGAGCGCGCTCATAGCGGAGTATACGAAGAAGCACGTGGCCGCGATAAACGACTACAACGACGCCGGGCTGATAAAGCTGACTTATGTCGGCTCTGCCACCCAGGCCGTTGTCGGCGTTACCGCGACTGCGTTCACGACCGAGGCGCCTTTGGGCACGGCCGACCTGACGATAGACATATCGGCGGCGGCCTATGACACCATAGGCGAGCTCTGCGACTACCTGGACGCGCAGGCCAATTACACCTGCGTGCTGACCGGCGGCAAACGCGACGACAGCTCCGGCCTGCTCAAAAACGTGACCGCTGCGGCGGCTACCGACGCGAAAGCGGCCGGCGGCTATGAGGTCCTGATAGACACCGGCGGCGCTGTGGCGACCGACCCCTACATCCTGCGCCTGGGCATAACCCCGGCCACCGGGAAGCGGGTCGTGCTGAAATACTGCACCGGCAACATCAACGTCATAGACAGGCTGGCCGTTTACGGCAAGCTCGCCAAATACGACGGCATATCGGACGGCGTAACCCGCAACGATACGACCCTCGTCTACAGCGAGGTGACCGCCGACGACACCGACAAGACCATCGGCAACATCTACGACGGCTCCGGCTGGCTGGAGTTCGCGAAAGATGAGCACGTCGTCATCTCCAGCGTAGATGCCGATAATACCCAGGCCGCCGCCAACTTCATAAAGTGCGCCTGGTTCGAAAAGTAAGAGCAGCAGTCAAGGGGGCCGGCCAACCCGGCCCCCTATGTTAAAAGCAGGAGAAAAAAATGATCAAGACCTACATAACCCCGAAGATGAAAGAGCCCGAGCTGGTGGTGCAGCCTGCCGGTAAAAAGGACCCCCAGGGGAACCGCATACCGCGCAAAACCATACAGTTCCGGCCCAACGGGGCCAGCGTGGGGCAGTACACGACCTCCGATCCCAAGGAGCAGGAGTTCCTCGACAGCCACGAATACATGACCACCGGCGAGATGATGGTGATGGGCGCCGAGAGCGATCTGCCGGCCGCCGAGCCGACCGTCAAGACGCGCGTTGGCCCGCAGACCGCCGCGGAAGATACCCCGCCTACGCCGCCGGCAGCCAAAGCCGTGCCGGCCAAGGCCGCGCGGGTAAAGAAGTAAAGCAGCCCCGGGAGGGTGATGGATATGGACCTGGACGTTTTTATCGCCAAGCTTAAACGCAAGACGCAGTTCGGCAATCCGTCAGTGGCCACCGATCAGCAGGCGAAGGACGTCCTTGATTCAATAAACCAGAGCCTGCGCGTCATCACGCGCAATTGGTTATGGGACTGGCTCATGGACCCTATATCCATCGCCCTCGTCGCGGGCACTACCGACTACACGCTGGACGCCGACATCAGCAAGATAATCAGCATAGACGCCGGCAACGGCAAGACGCTGGACAACATCACCGTTTCCGAGTATCACCGCTACCGCAAGCCCGACACCACGTCCGGGGAGACGATCTACGGCGATCCCGGCTGGTACCTTTATATCGGACGCGACGCCACCGGGGCGCGCAAGATACGGATAGGCAACATCCCGACCTCATCCACGACGCTGACCGGCTTTGGTAAGTTGAAGCTCACGTCGTTCTCCGAGAGCGACCTGGGCACGGCCGCCGATTTCCTGCCGTTCCCTGATGAGGGGGAGGACGTGCTGGAGGCGTTCGTCCTGGCCGACATATACGCCTATCAGGGGAAGAAGGACCTTATTTTCCCGCAGAAACAGGAGGCCGAGAAAAAGCTGCTGCTGTGGCGTGGCGAGTCCACCACGGAGCCGTCATCTCGCGCGACCACCTCGTTGCCGGATTACATCCGCAACAAGCGCGCCGACAGACGGGGCGGCCGCTATGTTTAAGGCCGCCGCGGCCCTGCTGCTTGCCTTGCCGGGCCTCTCTTGCGCCGCCGAGCTCCATATATCGGGCTTCGGCGGCGTAAACAATTACGCCGACCCGATGTTCATCGCGGACACGGACGCCTCCGACGCCCGCAACGTCATCACCTACGAGGGCGACCTGCGCCCTGTCTATGGCAGCGTGCGCTTCAATACTGTGGCCGCCTCGTCCATTACCTACCTGGGAGAATACGTCAACAGCGACGGCCGCCGCACCGTCTTTTCTAAATCGGGGCTGGGGCTTTATGCCACCAACCCCAACACCGGCGTCATGACGCTGCTCAAGGCTTTTGATTCCGAGCGCGAAATAGACGCGGTCCCGGCGTTCGGCGCTATGTACTTTGTGGACGGTAGCTCGGCCTGGTGGTCGGACGGCGTTAGCACCTACACTGCTACGAATATGTCGGCCTGCGATTATGTCGAGTTCTATGCCAACCGCCTGGTCTGCGTGAGCGTGTCCACCGAGACGAGCCGGATGAACCTTTCGGCCTACAATTCCTCAACCACCTGGGCGACCGGCTCCGGCGACGACGATGCTGCGGTCAGGTATTTCGCCAAGGATGATGGCTACCAGATAAACTGTGTCAAGGCGACGCCCTACGGCATATTCGTAGGCAAGGACCGGTCCTCTCATATTCTTAAAGGCGATAGCAATCCCACGTTCTACCAGTTCCCGCTTTCCGACACCATCGGCTGCTCCGACGATCGCTCTGTTCAGTTCGTTGACGGTGTCATCATGTGGCTGGGCAATAAGGGGAACGTCTACGGCTGGGCCGGTGACGGTCGCGTGGAGGACATGTCCGCGGAGATACGCGGCTGGACGAAGGACATCCGCAAATCGCAGTCACAGGAGGGCAATTGGACCGTGGCTTCGCAGGCCGGCTGGGAGCTTGGCGCTTATAGCGGCTGGGAAACGACGGCAGATCCGTCCGTCTTAAAAGCGCGGTCCTACAACAGCGGCCTTTTGACCAGCGGTGCGACCTCGTATTTTCTGCCGACCATGTTTGCTAATTCTGGATTCGAGAACGGGACAAGCTCCGGCTGGACGCCCGCCTTTGGCGCTATCGAGTCCCAAAATCTGACTTGGTGTTCGGGCACGTCCTGCACGCCAACGCTTACCTCGGGAAGGACTTACTCTGCATTTACGTCGTGCTCCAGCAAGTGGATGGATTTGCCGCGGGCTAGGGTAGACGTTATAAACGCTTCCGATGACGCAGTCATTTTTTCCTACGAGCTATTTGCCGCCTGCGACTCACCATCGGTTGCTGTGCAGCAGAACATATCGTCACCGACCATATCCGGGTCCGGCGACATAAAAATAAGGATTTTCGACATAGACGGTTCGACCAGGACCTCGACCGCCTTTGACCGCAGCAACGGCGTTTTTCTGATGACAAAATCGGACTATACCGGCGTTCGGTACGACTCTATGGAGGGCAAGTCCGCTATTGAGACATCGGTGTCGCAGGTTTACGATACCGGCTTTGTAGCGCCCGATCTGTCGCTCTCGATATATGCCTCCTATGGCAGCACCCTGACTTACTACGCCTCTGCCGATAGTTCGACGTGGGTATCAACGACCATTGCCATAGGCGGCAGCGTGCCGACGGATTATAAACTGCGGTACTTTAAGTTCAATATTTCCATGACGGCGTCCGGTGCCGGCGTGGTCTATTCGAGCTTTACCGGTATTACGTTGTCCATGCTGGACACCGCGACCTATTACTCGCCCGTCACTTTCACGTCGGTGGGAATATCCGACTGGAAGCAGTTCGTGGCGGCCTACACGTCCACGGCCACGACCCCCGTTTTCTCGGTGCGTTCGGGCACCTATGCCTTTGCCTCTGATGGCGCCGCGCCGGCCTGGACCGTTCAGTCCAACGGCGGCGAGATAACCATATCGACGGGCGCCTATGTTCAGTATGCCATAGACCCGAAAATAACGAGCTCGACGCAGGCCCTTGCCTTTCAGTCAACCTCTATCAACTACGTGGTCGGCGCGGTGTCACCGCGCGTGGCCTCACTGACCTGGGACGGTCATTACCTGCTGTCGGTGTCTACTAATTCAGAGACGACCAACCACCTGACGCTGATGTACCAGAAGAACAAGAAATGGACGGCGCTCGAGGGGCAGAGCTATGGCGCCATGACCGTCTACAACAACCGCCCGCTGGCCGGTGACGGGACTTCGGGCTCCCGCCTTTGGTACTTGCTGGACCAGGACGCAAAATCCTTTGACGGCGCGGCTATTAATTCGTGGTGGCAAACCAAGGATTACACGTTGGGCTCGGTCAACAATCATAAGGTCATAGACCGAATGTGGATAAACGCCGGCGGCAACGGCGTGGATGCGCTGGATATATCCTGGCAGGCCGACCGCGCCGGGACCTGGTACTCTACTTCGACCGCCCTGTCCGGGACCAGTTTTGTCATCCGCGAGGTGGACGGCCTGTTTGAAAACTACAATCTGGCGCGGCAGGCGCGCTTCAAGTTTGCCGCTGACGAGATCGACCGGGATTTCCGGCTCAAAATGTTTTCACTTTACTATACCGTGAATCCTCTGATAAAATAGGGGAGACCTATGGCCATATACGATTACAACGACATCCGCAACGACGACTGGTATAACCGGCTGGTCCGCGGCGTAAAGGAGCGCACCACGGCGTCCATCCGCAAGACGGGCTCCGATGTTGACGACCCTTATTGGCGGGCCAAGGAGCGCGAGCAGCTGGGCGACCTGTCCTCTGCTAGGGATTCCGCTTTCCGGCGCGCCTTTGCTGCGGCGCGTGAGCGTCAGGCGGCCATAGGCGCTTCCATGCGAGAGCGAGAGGCGGCCCGGCAGCGCACGATTTCCGGCGCGTTGGCGGCGCAGTGGCGGCCCGATGTGGGCCTGGGCGTGCAGTCAGATGGCGGCGAGGCGCCGTCCGGGCTGGGCGCGGCTGCGCCGGAACCTATTCAGATGTCGCCGGCTCAGCCGCCGGAGGCATATCCCCGCCCGGCCGCCCCGGCTTTATATGCGCGAGACCGCGGCGCAGCGCCCGGTGGCGGTGTTTACACGAACCGCGCCTGGTCCGCGGGGCAGGCTGCCGCCGGCGGCTACCGCCCGCCGGAGCCACCGAAGCCGCCGGTGGTGGCCGGCTATAACCCGGACGTATTCAAGGACAAGGGCATGGAGGACCGGCAGGCGTACCTTGACCGGCTTATCCAGCAGACAGCCGAATCGCTTTACAGTCAGCGCCCCCGCGCCAAGTTCACGCCTGGCTATATGGAGGGCAGCCCGCGCGATTTCTACGCGCAGGCCACCAAGATAGTAATGGGGAGGTAGCATGGCAAAGTTCGAGAGTTGGTTTCCCTCCGGTCAGTTCGACCCGCGCGGTGGCGGCGAGGCGGGCCTGCCCGATTTCCGCAAGCGCCGGGCCGAAGAGGCCGAGTTCTACGCCCGCTACGGCATGTCGCCGGCCGAGCTTAAAGAGGCCGAACGACTGCGCGGAGAGTACCCTGGCACCCTGCCGGCCGGGCAACGCCCTAAAGGCGCGACCCCGCCCGCTAATATCACCAGTCAGCAGCAGGGCGTGCTTAATCGCTACGGAGATTTCCGTAGTCTGCTGGACACGGCGCTGGGCGCCGGTGGTCGCCGCGCGCCTGCCGGCGGGGCTGACGAGGACGAGCGCAAGCGCCTGGAGGCCATGATGGGCGCCTACAAGGGCAAGGTCCTCTCCCCGCAGGAGGAAGCCGAAATTCAGGCTATTAAGAAGCGCTGGTATCAGCTTTCAAACATACCTATGCCAGAGGCCGGCGGTGAGGCCGAGCGCGACTGGTCTATATGGAAACCCACCACCTGGCCGGTGTGGGGCGGTAAAAAGACGCCGCCCGGTTCTGCCGGCGGGCTGGAGGGCCTCGAGTAATGGCTGACACTAGGGCGTATCTCGACTACATTACCAAGAAGCGGCAGAAGCGTGAGCGTATAGAGAACGTGGATTTCTCTAAAATGCCCGCTGGCGTTGACGTTATGGCCGTGGCCGAAGAGCTGGGCCGCGACCTGCCGGATTCCTACCGCAACGAGATAATGTCCCGCGCCACCAAGCGCGGGCAAATAAAGGCCCTGGACTATAATGTCGCCCTGCCGCGCCCTGCGGTTCAGTATGCGGAGCCCGGCACTATGCCGCAATGGCCGCCTACTGCGGCCCCCACGCCGGGCCGCCCGGATGTGCCGGCCATAGGCATGGCGCCGTCCCTGCCCACCCCCACCCCCGCAGAAATAAGCGCCGGCCGCAAGACCGTCAAGGAGTTCGGTGTGGATCTGCCGAAAGGACTTGGCAAGGCCGCCGCGGGCGGCTTGACGTCCGTGGTGTCAGGCGGCGTGGAGGGCTTCGGCAATATCGCCGGGGCGCTCGGCGCACTGGACGTGGAGGCCGACAGCAAGACCGTTTCCGATTTCGTCAACGCTTTCTCGCAGCGCCATCTACAGAACGAGGAGAAAGACATCCTCTACGATATAGCCTCCGGCCTGGGCTCAACCCTGCCCTTTATGGGAATCGGACGGGCGGTGGCCGGTGGCGTGCGCGTGGCCGGCGCCCTTGCCAAGACGCAGAAGGGGCTGGACCTGGCGGCCAAGTTGGGCACGGTCCTGGGCGTGTCCTCCATAGCCGTCACCAACGCTATGGTGGAGGGCGGCGCGGCGGCGCAGGAGCTGCGCTATGAGGGCAAGAGCCGCAAGACGCAGGACGACGCTTTCTGGCGGGCTTTCTTCCTGAACGTGCCGCTGACGGCGGTCCTTAACCGCTGGATGATAGGCGACAAGGCCGTAAAGAATCGGCTGGCCGCTTTCTTGCAGGGCGGCAGGTCAGAGGCCGCCGAGGAAACCTTACAGAATTTCATCAGCAAACTCTCGCAAGGCAAGCCGGTAGATTTAGGCGAGGCCCTTTACGAGGGGGGAATAGGCGCTATAGTGGGCGGCGGCATGGCTACTGTTGCTACCCCTGTCCAGGCGCCGGCGCCCGCCCCTCTACCCGGCCTCCCGCTTTCCCCTAATCTTGACGAGGCCACCAAGGCGCGCGCCGGCCAGATGGCGCAGACCGACCCAGTCGCCGCCATGAAGCTGGTCGTCCCGGCCTCCGAGTGGCAGGCCATTGACCGCATGGCCGGCGAGATAGCCGAGGCCGCCGAAGCGGACGCCTCTGTGCCCGCCGCGGAGAAGCGCATGGCGGTGCAGGCGGCCCTGACCGGCGTGTTGCAGAATAGCCTGGCGCCTGCCGCCCCGGCCGTGACCGGCGCGGAAGCCGAGGGCGTGGCGCCCGGTATGCCAGCCCCGGCGGTCCCGGTTGACCCGCAGGTCAATTTCATGCGGACGCAGGTGGGCGTGTTGCGCATGGTGTCGGAGAAGATGGGCCTCGACAATAAGCAGATTTCCGACCTGGTGCTGGATAAGGCCCGGGACGGTGTTACGCTGCGGCAGATCGTGCAGAAGGGCATAGCCGAGGGCAAGACCCCGGAGCAGATGGCCGATGAATACGGCGCTTTCCTTGAGGGCATACAGCGCACGGCCGCCGCGCAGGCGCAGGCCGCCCCGGCCCCTACCCCCTTACCCGAGGCCGAAAAGCCCGCCACGGCCCCCACGGCGGCCCCGGAAGCGGCCCCCGAAGCGGTTGAGGCGGCTCCCGCCGGCCGCTGGTCCGATATAGCCGACGCCAAGACGGCGGCCCCCGGCATGGCCGTGGCCGCCCTGGACATGACGGACGAGGGCGCCGGCGCGGTCATCCTTAAGACCGCCGATAACCGCTTTGTGGTGCGCTCCGAGTTCGCTGACGTGCAGAGCGAGGACCCTGATGGCTTCTTCCCCAGCGTGGAGGCCGCCAAGGCGGCCATAGAGGCCGCGGTCCCTACCCCCGGCGTTGCGCCCGCCGAAATGGCGCCGGAGGCCGCCCTGCCGGTTATAGAGGCCGCCCCCGGCCGCCCGGAGGGCCGTCCCGATCTGCCGGAGGCCGCCTTGGAATACGAGGCCCAGCGCGAGGAAGCGCGGGCCGCCAACCAGCCGGTCTACGAGCCGGAGGTCGAGACCCCCGATTTCGAGACTGTCGTGCCCACGCCGGAAGCCGGCCATCCGGCCGCCCTTACCTACGAGGCCGCCAAGGGGCGCTTTAAGAACCTGACCCCGGAGCAGCACAAGGCCCTAGTTCGCGGCCGCCTGGCGGCCGGGCAGGTGGTGCCGGAGGAGGTCATGGCGGCCTACCCCGACTTGGAGGCTGAATCCCGGGCACAGGCCGAGGAAGCCATGCGCCGGGAGGAAGGCCCCGCCGCGCGCCCGCTGCTGGACCTTATCGTAAGCCGCGGCTATATCAATCGCGCCAACTACGAGAAGCATTGGGCCGGCGAGCTGCCGCGCGACGATATGCGCTTTTACATCCGCAAAAACGGCAAGGCGACCGTGTCCCAGCTTGCCGAGGCCGCCGCGGAGGCGGGGATTATACCGGAGGCCAGCGAGAACGCGCTGTTCGAGGCCGTAGGTAAAGAACTGCGGGGGAGGGCGGTAATAGCCAAGGAGGCGCCCGCTTCTTTCCTGGCCGAGCCCGCCGCCCCTGTTTTCTACTCCAAGTTGCAGGCCACTATCGCGGAGAAGATGTCCGGCCCTATGTCGGCCGACCAGCTTCGCGCCCTGGTTAAGAACGCAGCCATCAAGCAGGAGGAGCTCGACTGGTACGACCTGGACGGCTTCCTTGAAAAGAACCCGAAGCCGAGCAAGGCCGACGTGCTGGATTACCTGGCCGCCAACGAGCTCAAAATAACGGAGATTGTAAAGGGCGAGGCGGTCGGCGGCAAGATGTCCCGGCAGGAGGCACTGTCGCGCATAAAGCCGGCTTTCGAGGCCAAGGGCTACACCGTGGCGGTGGATGAGGCTGACCCCGACAGCCCGATCTATTTCTCCAAGGGCGAGGAGGACATAGAATTTGCCGACCTGCCGGAGGACCTTAAGGCCGCCGCGTTACAGTACGAGAACCGCGTGCTGGCGCCCGGCGAGGTGCGCAGGAAGTCCGACACCAGGTATGGGGCGCACGTCCTGCCCGGCGGCGAGAATTACCGCGAGGTTCTTTTCACGTTGCCGGTCGAGCGCGTCAGCGCCGTTCCGGCAGATGTGCAGGCCCTCATAGATGAGGACAGCGGTGAATCCCTTGAGGCGGCCGATAACCTGGCGCGCGAAAAATACGGCATGCGCGTGGAAATAGACCCGGACACGGACCTTGCCTACGTGGTGCCGATGAAAGGGGAAAGGCTTTATCAGGGTCCGCATTGGAGCGAGGACAATGTTCTGGCGCACCTACGGCTCAACGATCGCACCGTAGACGGGAAGCGCACGCTATTCATCGAAGAGGTGCAAAGCGATTGGCATCAGGCCGGTAGGGAGAAGGGCTACAAGGCAGACGTCAAGAAGCGTTACCCGGAGATAATGAAGAAAATAGAGGCGCTCAATAAAAAAGAGGCCGCTATGGACTTCAATAATTGGAGCCCCGAAAAAGAGCAAGAGCATAGCGCTTTAAAGAACGAAAGGGACGACCTTTATGACCTTATCAGGAGCCAAAAGCGCGACGCTGTCGCAGACGCCCCTTTTAAAAAAACATGGCACGAGTTCGTAATGAAGCGCGCCCTGCGCATGGCCGTGGACGAGGGCTACGACGTGGTGGCGTGGACTACGGGGGCGCAGCAGGCAGACAGGTATAATTTAGGCAAGCACGTAGATAGTCTGGAATGGACGCAGGTAAGCGGAAGGTCTTTCGACATACGCGGTATAAAAAATGGCAAACAGGTGATAGTGAGGCAGTTTGTAAGGGAGCCAGATTTGCCCGGGCTGGTCGGAAAAGAAGTATCTGCGAAAATAATAGCGGCGCGCGATGTCTACAAAAATCCGACGGGCAAGCCCTATGACGCGACGCCCAAAGGGGAGTTAAGTGGAGCCGACCTGCAGGTCGGCGGTCAGGGCATGGCCGGCTTTTACGACAAAATGCTGCCCGATTTTGTCAACAAGTTCACCAAGAAGTGGGGCGGGAAGGTAGGACAGACACAAATGGACATATCCGGGGGCAAACCGCTTACCGGCTACGAGCCGGATTTTGCCCCGGATGGAGTAGCGCAGATTCATACCCTCGCCATCACGCCCGAAATGCGCCGCGCCGCCATGTCCGGCTTTCCGCTGTTCGAGCCCGGCCACAAGTACACGCAGGACGAACTATTTCCTACCGAGCTGGAAGCCTTTACCGAACCGCCCGCGAAAGCCGAGGCGAGAGTCATAGACGACATAAAAAAGGTTAAGCCGGTAGGTCAATTTCACGATCTGCGCCTGGACAAGGCCGCCAAGCGCATGGAAAAGGACTTTAAGGAGCGCGGTGTTACGCGCTTTGTCGGCCAGAAGATAGAAACGCTGCAGGACGTGGCCGAGATAGCGGCTGTTTACCGCCATCCGTTTATCGAGCACGCACAATTCATCTTCATAAAAGACGGGAAGTTTGTGGGTTCGCAGCATTTTAGCAGCGGGCTTATAGACGAGATACGGATTACGGAGCAGGAAGTGATGGACGCCGTGGCTAAAGGCATGACGGAGTTCGGCGCCGACGGTTTCTATATGTCGCACAACCATCCCTCCGGCAACCCAAGTCCTAGCGATACTGATGTAAAAACAGCCGGCAAATTGGGCCGCAATTTCGGTGATTCTTTCAAGGGTTCGCTGGTGACGGACCATAGCCACTTTGTGGCCATAGACACAAAAGGCGAGGCCATCCTGCACGCTTTCAAGGAAGAGAAGCCGCGCTTCCGCAAGGGCGAGCTGGAGCCCGCCGCGGTCGGCGCTTTCTTCCGAGGTCAGCCCGTAGTTGATAAGCCCGGGAGCGCGGCCGATTTTTCGCGCGGCGTGCTTGATGGGAGGCAGATGGGCATCATGTTCCTGGACGTGCGCCTGGCGGTGCTGTCTTTTGACCATGTAGACCCGTCCGGCGTGGATGTGAATAAATACATTGAAAAAATGCGGCGCAAATACGGGGCCGCCACTACTATTATGGTGACCGGTGATGAGGGTTTTTCCAAGATGAAAAAGACCGGCGTCATAGGCGGCGTGACGCAGGACCTTGTTGTTCTTTCCGCAGACGGCTCCTATAAGAGCGTCCGGCTTGGCAATATACCCGGCTGGCGCTATTCTAAAATGCAGACCCAGGTTTCGAGCCTGGTCGGTGAGGCCGCCCCGCAGTATGGCGCTCCCGATCGCAAGGCGCTGCGCCGTATGCGCCCTGGCGCCAAGTTGACCGCCCGCGGCCGCATAAACGACCCGTCTATCAAGGGCGGCATACCGCGCGGTGCATCCGTGACCGTGGTGGACGTGGACCCGTCTACCGGGCAGATGGTGGTGGACTATGAGGGCGCCCTGGCCTTTGCCGGCCCGGAAATGTTCCGCGAGACCTACCAGAAGCCGGAGCCGGTGCGCCCGGTACCTGGAATCCCGGTAAAGCGCGCCGTGGAGCGCGCGACCGGCGTCAAGCCGGTGGAGCGCCCGGTGGAAACCACGGAGATGAGGCTGCTCAACGCCAAGTTGGCTACCGAGGAAAAGGCCGCCCGGCTGGCCGCCAAGGCCGTAAAGGCCGAGCTACTGGAAGATATGCGCGAGGCCAAGAGGGGCGCCGAATCGTTGCGCAAGTCCGCGGTGGAATACATCGGCAAGAACGTGCCGAAAGCCTTGCAGTATAAATTCGTGCAAATGGCGGCCAACGCCAAGACCGTGGTGGGGCTTGCCAAGGTGGTGGTGCGCGCCGACGCCGAGGCCGACAAGGCGTATCGCCGCGGCCTGGTGGACGACATCAAAAAGGTTTCCGACCGCGCTCTATCCAGCATGAGGGTGGACGTGGAATACCGCGAGGCCGTCAAGGCCCTGCTGACCGAGTTTGACGTGGTCAAGCGGCGGCCCGACACCATCCTTAAACTGAAAGCCTTGCAGGAATACGTCAACAAGGCCGAGGCCAGCGGCAAGGACATCTTCCTGCCGGACGAAATGCGCAAACGCCTGGAAATTCTGACGCTGCGGCCGCTGGACGAGATGTCCAACGCAGAGCTGGAGAATGCCCTGCGCGACCTGCACATCATCGAGGCGGTCGGCCGGGAGGGCCAGGCGCAGAAAGAGGCGGCTTGGGAGATGGAAAAGGGCGAGTGGCGCCGGTCGCTTGCCGCGGCAGCCAAGCCGCTGACTAACTTGTCGGCCGAGCTCTCCAAGGCGGCCCAGCGGTGGGCCTGGGCGCAGGAGGTCTACTGGTCGCTGGCGCCTATGAACGTCCTGTTCGACCGCCTGGACGGCGGCAAGGGCGATTACAGCGGCCCCCATTCGCGCATGAAGGCTATCCTGGACGCCGATTTCTTCCGCTTCCTGGACCTTAAGCGCCGGCACATCGGCCCGGTCCTTGACCTGGTGGATAAGCACGGCATGGGCGAGGGCGAGCTTACCCGGATAGGTATTTACGCTTTCAAGGTGCAGAAGGACGGCGTTGACCGCGTGCTGTCCACCATGCCCGAGCTCACGCGTGAGTTCGTCGAGCGCCTGACGCTGACCGGCCCGGAGATGGAGGTTTACCGGGCTATGCGCGAGAATATGGAGGCCCTCTACCCGGAGATGAAGCGCCTGATGGGCCGGCTTTATAACCGGGAGGTCGGCAAGGTGGAGAATTACTTCTCCATGATGACCGATTGGGATAAGCTGATGGACATGGAGGTCCTTGAGCGCCTGGCGGCCTCGCCGGACGAGTTCACCGGTATGCGCAAGAACATCACGGCCGGCTTTTCTAAAGAGCGCAAGCCGCGCGCTAAGACGCCCATCAGGATGAATGCCGGGCAGGTGTTCATCCAGCATATGACGGACCTGGCCTACTTTGTGGCTATGCAGGAGAACATTAAAAAGTTCTCCGAGATAGTCAGCAGCGAGGAGTATGTCGAGGCCGCCGGCCCCACCGGCGCCAAAATAACGCGCGGCTGGCTGGATCTGCTGGCGCGGCAGGGCAAGGCCGAGGGCTCCAAGCGCATAGCCATGCTGGACACGTTGCGCGTCAATATCGGTTCTGCGGTGCTGGGCTTTAAGCTGTCCTCGTTCCTGATTCAGACCACGTCCTTTATGGACGGGGCGGCCCTTACCGGCGGCGCGAACATGACGCAGGCGCTCTCCTACGTCCTGTCGGACAAGCAGGCCCGGTCTTGGCTGCTGGCGAACTTTCCGAAGCTGCGCGAGCGCGTGGGTGATGACGTGTCGTTCCGCGACCTGGCGCAGACCGAGTGGCTGAAAAAGATTCAGACTATGGGATATATCCCGCTGAAATGGCTGGACGGGATAATGGCTACGACTACCACCCTGGCCGGCTATATGCAGCGCGCCAAGGAGAACGGCGTGGAGCTCGACTTCACCGCGGCGCCGGATAAGGTGGCGGCCAAGCACGCGAGCTGGGCGCTCGACCGGACGCAGGCCAGCCCGTTCTTCATAGACGTGGGCGTGGCGTTCAATTCGCCCAAGTTCCTGTTTGGCAATGTGTCGGTCAATAAGGCGCTGTTGCAGTTCAAGCAGTTCGTAATAAACCGCTGGTTCTTCATGTCCTACGATGTGCCGCGGCTGGAATCCACGGCCGACAAGGCCAGCGCTTACGGCTGGCTGCTGGCCGCCGGTCTGGCCGAGATGGGCGTGCGCGGCGCCTCGCGCGGGATCGTGCTGTCGGCCCTGGGCGCTGCCGGCTTGGGGATAGCCTCTGCGGTCAAGGGTGCCGACGACGATGATGATATGTGGCGCAATTACGCGCTGACCCTGTTGGGCATGGTGCCGTTCCTGGACGCGCCGATGTCGGCCATGCGGTATGGCTCTTTCCCTATCCCGGTCCTGGACACGGCCGCCAAGGCGTTCACCAATTCCGGGGACGCGATTAATGCGCAGAACGGCTACCGGCGTGTGACCGGGCTGCGCAAGGCCCTGACCGCTTTCGCTTCGTTGGCGGGCATACCCGGTACCGCGCAGGTCGGTCAAATACTGGCCTGGTCGTATAACCCCAAGACGCTGACTTTTCCCTACAGTGCGGAATACTGGGAGCTAGTCGAGCTGGGGCACACACGCACGGCCGGGGAGACGGCCCGCCTGCGCCGCCTGGACGCAGCCAAGGGGCGGTTTTCAGCCTACGCCAAGGTCTACCGCGACGCCATGCAGAAGGGGGACATAGAGGCCGCGGCCGGGTCCGCGCGCCGGGCGGCTGACGCGTTGGAGGGGCTGTGAGGGCGCTCCTGGCGGTCCTGCTCCTGCTGCCGGCCTATGCCGGCGCGCAGGTGTTTCCCTATGAGGTTAAGGATCCGGCCACCAACCGGAATCTGTATTTCCTTTGGGAGAACATTTTAAAGCTCAAAAACATCACCGGGACCGGCGGCTCCTTTATCTTCACATCTTCCGAGTTCGGCGGTGATGTGTCCGGCACCTACGACAACCTGGTCGTGATAGACAATAGCCACCTACACAACATGACGTCGCTACAGGGCGTTTTGTCGAGCACTTCACCGGTCCCGATTGCGCTTGTAGATTTGTCCACAGTTACTACTGCATTGGATGGGAAATTATCTCTATCCGGCGGGACGGTGACGGGCGGCCTTACGAGCACGTCGTGGGCTAATTTCACGTCCAGTGTAACGGCTTCCGCTTTCTACGGTGACGGGTCAAATCTTACCGGGATTTCGTCTGTTGGAGGGGCCGGGGTTTTGCAGCTTGATGATGACGGCAATCTGCTTCCTGACGATATTGTGACGTTGGACTCCTATCTTGAAGTCGTCGGCAATGATATAATCCCTTTGGAGATACCATGATAAAAATACTGCTGACTGTTTTTCTTTTCGCGGGAAACGCCGACGCCGCCACCCGCAATTTCATACCTCGCAGGACCGGCGAAGGGTATATCGGCCTGTCTACGCGCACCTGGGCGGGAGTGTATGCTGACCAGTTTTGGGGCTCCGGCGCGGGCCTGACCTCCCTCACCGCTTCGGAACTGACGGGCACGGTGCCGACCGGCAGCGTTGATCTGTCCACCGTGACAACGGCTCTGGCCGGGAAGGTCGCCAAAGCCGGCGACACGATGACGGGCAACCTAGCGCTCCCCAACTTGACGGCGACCTACGGCGTATCTGCGGCCACGGCGGTTATCACTTCGTCTATGACGGCGGGGTACGTCCTTGGTGACGGCAAGGGGCTGACGGGCGTTATCCATTCTACGGCTACGGGGACTTATGGGCATTCCATAACGGGGAACGCCGGGACTGTCACCAATGGCGTGTATACGACCGGGTCCTATGCGAACCCCGCCTGGATAACGTCCCTTGCGACATCGAAGATAGACCTGTCCACGGTGACGGCCAACCACGTCCTCAAAGCTGGCGATACCATGACGGGCAATCTGACCCTTAACAGCGGCTCGAATACGCGACACGTCTATGGGTACATAGACTCAACGCAGAG